CGAATTTCTTCGGACATATGAGTGGTTTGATACACTCCTCACAGCTTTGCTGCTCAACGTTGATATATTATTCTTAATGTTTTAAACAAGTAACTTCACGAATATATCTCTTTAGATATAACCTTCCTGAAATCTTGAATAGTATTGAAACTCAGTATCTTTCTTAAAACCATCAACATGCTTTTAACCAATAAAATAATTTTATGGGCTATTACATGGTGGTATCCAGATATAAAGAACGCTAATCTCATAGCTGAGTGTTGGTTACTACAAGTACAACTTTGGTATAGTACTCGTGGCTTCTTATGGACAATTGCCCATATAAAAGCTATACGATTACATATAACAAGGTATATTTGTGGTCAGCCACTGCTTATAGCTCAGGAGAACGTGTCGATCAGAAAAGATGGTTTACCTTCTGGTATTCCTTATTTAACTGATCTTCTGGTTACAAATAAAGGAAAAAGTTTTGTTTTAACATTACTTTCTATCTCTAGATGTTTACCAGGAACAAAATCTCCGGATTTAACAACAATAACTGGTGAGTGGAAGGGTTATATACCTTATCAACTTTTGGAATTTATTCCTGAGTTTATAAAGTTATATAATCTTCAAACTTACAAATCGACATTCACACTAAGTGATCTTGCAAACTCTGATAAATCAGGTCCTGTAGGAGTGACAACTCAAACTTCTGTTTTACAAGCTTATGAAGCTAGTAAATTAGAAGAAGATTTGGTTAACTTAACTGGAGGTTATCCTGAAGCTATGGTAATAAATGGAAGAAAATTCCAACCATTACCTAACATCATGAAACCTATAGCTAAGTGGGCTCTGCTTAGTCTAGTAGCAAGAAATACTTTATTCAAACTTTTCAAAGGGAAATCACCACATTTAGCAACCTACTTACGTAGATTGTCAATTGTGAATGACCCCGAAGGAAAAGCAAGAATAATATGTATTTTTGACTATTGGACTCAAACAGCCTTGAAAGGAATTCATTCTTGGTGTTTTGACCAATTACGGTTAATACCTCAAGATCGAACTTTCGATCAAGACCCTTTCCAAATCAAGAAAGAGGGTCCCTACTATAGTATTGATTTAACTGCAGCTACAGATAGATTCCCCGTTAAACTTCAAGAGAAGTTAATGAGTCATTTATCCTCAGATGCAATAGCTAGATCATGGTCAAGAATATTAACTGAACATGAAGTATATGTTCCTTGGAATGATAGTACTGTTAAATACAGAACTGGTCAACCCATGGGAGCTTATAGTTCATGGGCTGTATTTGCATTAACACATCATCTTGTAGTACAATATAGCGCTAAGTGCGCAGGTGAAAACCTACCATTTAAGGATTATATGTTACTAGGAGGTGATATAGTTATAGCGAATAAAGCTGTTTCAGAGAAATATATCTCTACTATGGAAGAGTTAGGAGTTGGTATATCTATGTACAAAACACACGAATCGAAAGATACGTATGAATTTGCTAAAAGATGGATTCATAAAGGGATCGAAATAAGTCCTATTCCAATCAGAGGATTAATATCTTCTAGATTAAAATATAACTTACTAGTTCCACTTATTTATCATATTATGAATAATATGCCAATGCAAAGATACACAACTGTGCCTGGTCTTGTTTATGACTTCTACATAAAACTTGGTCTTCCAAGAAAACAAGCTAAATCAATATATAACCGAGCTGAGGAATTTACCACAGTTTGGAAATATATAAAAGATGATAATTCTGAATCAATTCTTGAATTAATTTCGAGAAAAGATGAAGAAATGCATCCTTTCCCTAGAGCCGGAACTTCCGACGCTAAGGAATATTTAGATTGGTTATTTGAAAGAACAGTTATACGTGAAGTTATGCAAGTTAACGAGAATCTTAAGGCTTTCCTTAAAGGATTGCACAAAAGATTTAACAAGTTAATTGCCTGTGGATTCGTAGACTACACGATATTTTCTGATGATATCTATTCTGCTATGCCTTATCACCCTTCTTGGCAAAGCCTTCAGGCTGAGTTAGGAAGAGTGGAAGACAGAACAAAACTACTTATTAAGAATAAGGAATGGCGAGAACTTTTAAAAGTTGTTACTATTCCGGATCCTAATAATATAGTTGCTGATAGACATAATCAGGAAATCTCCCAAGCTGTCGCAAAATTTGCCAAAAATCTTTTCAAAACTGCAGCAATGCAGCGTAAAAAAGATACTTGGTTTATGAAACAATTTGACTAAGCTTTTATTGTTACCGAACTTATTGTTCTTTAACTAAAGGTTAGAAAATTTGGATCATACAAATTTCACTAAGATATGGGGTTAAGTTCCACTATACATGAATACTTAACAGGGATTCTCCTACTGGGATTGATCAATGGCAAACAAAGTTTTGCGAATATCCGTCCCCTTCTAGTAATAGAAGGAGAGGTAGGCTGGCTCTGCAACCATGTGATGGACCTTTTCGGTTTCTCCCGAATTAAATACGTCTGTATTATCCCTGCAATGGATCTAAGCAGCTATAATGCCACCTATTTACCAAGGAGAGACA